GGTTATTTGCCTCCAGCAAACGACGACGAATTCCTCGAAGCTTTAGCATCTTACGAAACAGTAGAAAGTGACGGACAAATTATCGATGCAACAACAGGTGCAGTAATAGGCGAAGCACCTAAAGATACTGACATATCATATTCAAACACGGGAGAGGTTATAGTTACTAAACCAGGGTATGAATTTATGTATAACGGTTCTGGCGCTATGGAAAATTCTTTTGAAAAGATAAAAAGAAACACATACAGCAACAAAGTTGAAGCTAAAAAGCGTCTAGCAGAAAACATTCGATTCACTTCATCAGATTATGATGAATTAGTATCTAGTGTTTCTACTAACTCCGATGGCAGAGCACAAATAAATGCTCCAGGCCGTACAATAACTGGTTTTTATGTACCAGCAGACTTTCCTGATGTAGAAAATAATTTAAATGAAGGAGATTTGTTTACAGGTTATCTTACTGAATCAAATGTATATATAAATTATGAAATATTAAGAGCAGACGGCACAACAGAATTAATTACATTTTAAATAATGACAAATATAGGTAGTAAAAATGTTAAGTTATAAAAGAACTAGACTTTTAAAAAATGCAAATCTACGAGGCCCTGGCCCGTTTGAAGCCATAATTATAAACCATTTAGATCCTCATTATCAAGGGTCGTTAGAGGTTGAAATTTTACGACATAATGCAGCCAGTAATACACCGCAACGTAGTGGACAACTAGTAAAGGTAAAATACCTATCTCCTTTTTATGGAGTAACACCAGTAAATAATTTAAAGGCTAAAGACGGTTTTGAAAATTCTCAAAAAAGTTATGGTATGTGGGCAGTTCCACCAGATTATGGAACTAGAGTATTGGTTATATTTGCAGAAGGAAATTCTAGTAATGGTTATTGGATTGGATGTATACCTGATCAAAATATGAATTTTTTAATACCAGACGGACGTCCTAGCACAAAAAATACTACAGAAAGAACTCCAAAAGAATTAAGAGGTAAAAAACTACCTGTAGGCGAATATAATAAAGCGTTTGAAACAGGTGAAAAGACAAATCCGTCACAGTTTGCTAGACCATATAATAAAGATTTTACAAGTGTTTTACAGATTCAGGGATTACTTGAAGACGAAGCAAGAGGAACAACTACAACAAGCGCAGTAAGAGAAGTACCGAGTATGGTATTTGGACTTTCTACTCCAGGACCGATGGATAAGCGTCAGGGTAGTCCTAAATCTCATTATGGCGAAACCGACGGGGGCGTTGAAGTACCGTTTAATAGACTCGGTGGTAGTAGTTTTGTAATGGATGACGGAGACGATAAGTTAATAAGAGCAACACATGCTGAGGATGGACCGCCTATATATATTAATAGACAGCGACTAGAAGAAGGCGGCGACGAAACTATTCCTCATAATGAATTAATGCGTTTTAGAACTAGAACCGGACATCAGATTTTATTACATAATTCAGAAGATTTAATCTATATTGCTAATTCAAGAGGTACTGCTTGGATTGAATTATCGTCAGACGGTAAAATAGATATACATGCTCAAGACAGTATTTCGATAATGACAGATACTGACTTGAATTTTACTGCCGAACGTGATATCAATATGGAAGCAGGTAGAAATGTAAATGTTAAAGCGTCTGCACGTTGGAGTGATTATAAGGCAAGTGAAGCCGGTATTGAAAGTGGCCGAGTGCAAATTGAAAGTTTATTCGATACAAATATTCTTGCAGAACGAGATTACAATGTTGCTGTAAAAGGTAATAACAATACTTCTGCAGGCGGCGCTAATAATTTCTCACAAAATGAAATATTAAGTATTAAAGCAAAACATATTTATTTAGAGTCTGAAGGCGACATACATTTAAAGTCAGCGAATAGTTTTTATAGAACATCTGGGTCTAATATGTATGATTTTGTAGAAGGAATTTATCACTTAGACAGTGAATTTGCAAACTTTAATATTGGCGAGGATATAAACACCAAAGTTGGTAACACTATAAACACAACAGCTGGACAAAATATATTAAACAAAACTATAGTTGGTGATATACAAAATGTTGCACAAAAGAATATTGTTAACGAAACATTAACTGCTGATACTTCTAAGATTAGCAATCTGTCAGCAGGAACAATTCATCATAAAAGTATAGGCGAATTAGATATAGAATCTAGTCTAGTTAATATAAAAGCAACTGATAGTTATATTGATGGAAATTTACAAGTTAAATTAACAACAGATGTTTCAGCCCTAACAGCAGGTAGTGTTAACGGAACAACTGCCGGCGGTGTATGGTCTGATACTGGATCCGGCGATGATCAAAAATTAAATTCGCATAGTTTTAGTTTTTCAGGATCAGAACCAACATCAATACCTGCGGCGTTAGCAAAAAATACGAAGTTACCGTTACCTAATAAAACTGCATCAGGTGCGTTAGTAAACGCAAATCCTGGATTATCATCTGGAGGAGATAATGGAGGTAAGGCTAATGGAGATAGCGGAGGATATGGTAACGTTACGCCTTTAAGTACTCATACACTTCCATATGTATTTCCAGGTAATCCTACTCCAGTTCCGTACCAAACTATTGTACCAAGAGCACCGCAGCACGAGCCTTGGCCACATCATGAGAATTTAAACCCTGTAGAATTTAAAAGAGACAAAACAGACAGAGAATCGATTGGTACACTTACAAGTACTGATGTGTTTGTTTCTCCTGATGCGTTTGATAAAGGTAAATCATCTGCTAGTTCTATCAGAGTATTAGGCACAGGCGGGAATATTACTAGCAGTACTATACCTAACAGTGGCGAAAACGACGATGCTGATACTATGCCGATTGATCGAACACCAAGTTCACAAACTCCACCTGCAACTGATCCTGATTATCGTCCATATTCAGGAACTGGAAAAGCATACGGCAAAGTAAAGTACGGTGAAGAAGGAGTAAACAGAGATCCGTTATACTATGATTGTAAAGGTAAGGCTCGCAGGCTTAGATGCGAACAACGACTTGAAGATTTATTAATTAAAGTTGCACTAGAATTAGATGTAAAAGTAGAAATCTTTAGCGGCGGGCAAATGCCAAAAGATCAGTGCCTATCAGAAGGCGGCTGGGAAGGGTATATCGGCGGTCAAAAAGGCTGGATACATCCATCTGAACCTGACATATTAGTAGGCACGGGTTCGCCTAGACACAATTTTGGATCTGCTGCTGATATTAGAATTTATGAAAACTCAGTAAGTCCAGAAAATCAAATATTATGGAATACTGCGTTAGGTGCAGAATTTGGAAGACTGTTTATTAAATACGGCGGAAGTAGTGCTGTAGGTGGCTACAAAAAGAATGGTAGACCTTATATGTCTTGGCCTAGTAATATACACGTAGATATTGTTGGAAATGACAGAGGCGGCGGCTTTTCTTGGTATAATCAAACAGCAACATGGGCTTCTAAAATATCTAGTGGTAGAGCTCAGCAAAATACTCGTATTCGATCAGCATTTGCATAAGGTAAATACAGTATGAGTTCATTAGAAAAAAATCTATACAAAAGGGTTACTGTACAAGGTAAACCGACGCCATCATCAGTTGGAAGATCTTATAGAGGATTCTCTAGTATTAACGAAAATACCGAAGGATTTGCATTATATGATTTTGAGCTTATTAAACAAGACATTATTAATCATTTCCATATACAACGTGGCGAAAAACTAAGTGATCCGTATTTTGGATGTGTAATTTGGGATCTATTATGGGAACCATTTACTGATGATGTGCGAGATGCTATATTAGAGAATGTTACAAATATTGTAAACTATGATCCGAGAGTTCAAGTTGAGAATGTATTTGTTGATACTTATGAATCAGGTATTGAAGTAAGTTGTTTATTATCCTATCTGCCTTACAATATTTCAGAGCAATTATTGTTTCGATTTGATCAACAAAGTACTAAAGATTAATAACAGATACTATTATTTCCTTGCATAAATATAAACATTATTGAAGGAAATTTTTATGTCATCAACTGATAGGCAATCGCGATTATTAGCAACAGAAGATTGGAAACGAGTTTATCAGTCTTTTCGTAATGCAGACTTTCAAAGTTACGACTTTGACAACTTACGTAGGACAATGATTAATTACCTACGTCAAAATTACCCAGAAGACTTTAATGATTATATTGAAAGTTCAGAATATCTTGCGCTAATCGATTTAATTGCATTTTTAGGACAAAACTTATCCTTCAGAATTGACTTAAATGCTAGAGAAAACTTTTTAGAAACAGCAGAACGTCGAGAAAGTGTTCTAAGATTAGCTAGATTAATTTCGTATAATCCTACAAGGAACAAAGCAGCCAACGGACTATTAAAGTTTGATAGTGTATCAACTACTGAAGGTATTATTGATACTAACGGTAATAATTTAGCCAATAAAACTGTAGTATGGAATGACAGATCAAATCCTAATTATTTTGAACAATTTAATAAAATTTTAAATTCTGCATTGCCAGGTGAAAACTCTATTGGAAATCCATCTAACATTGCAAATTTACAAAATATTACTACTGAGCAATATACATTTAATGCGTTAAATGCAGATGTTCCGATATATAATTTTGAAGCTGTAGTAGAGGGTATATCTACTAAATTCGAAGTTACAAGTACAATTATAAGCGAAGATTCAATAATTGAAGAACCACCATTACCTGGAGTTAGTCCATCGTTTGTGTATAGAAATGACGGTCAAGGCGCCGGAAGTTCAAATACAGGATTTTTTATGCACTTTAGACAAGGTACAATGGATAGTGCTGTGTTTGATATTACTAACCCAATTCCAAATCAAACTGTTGCTATTGATAATTCAAATATTAATAATTCTGATTTATGGCTATATGGTATTGACACCAATGGTTTTGAACTTGATTTATGGACAAAACTTGATTCGGTTGAAGGTAACAACATAATTTATAACAGTTTATTTGCTAATAACAAAAATGTTTATGCAGTTACTACTCGAGTAAATGACAGAGTAAATCTTGTGTTTAGTGATGGTGTATTTGGTAATTTACCTGCAGGTAAATTTCGTTTGTATTATAGAACTAGTGATAATAGAAATATGGTAATTAACCCTAACACTATTAGTAATGTAACAATCGAAATTCCTTACGTAAGTAAAATTAATAGACAAGAAACACTGACAATTACACTAGGATTAAAAACTTCTGTAACTAATGCAAGACCGTCTGAAACAGATGCAGATATAAAACAAAATGCTCCAGCAACTTACTATACACAAAACAGACTAATAACTGCTGAAGACTATAATATTGGTCCTTTAGGGATTGATCAGGATATTATTAAAACACGAACTGTAAATAGAATATCAAGTGGAATAAGTAGGTATTTAGATTTACGAGATCCAAGCGGTAAGTACTCAGCAACAAATTTATACGGTAATGACGGAGTATTATATAAAGAAGAATTCACAGATAGTTTTAATTTTTCGTTTGTAACACAATCTGATATTGAAGGCATATTATATAGTGACATTGAACCTAGGATTAAGTCTCCAAATATAAGAAATTTTTATATTGCAAATTTCTTTAAACAAAGCACAATCGATTTACAAGCATATTGGAAACAAGTTACATCAACTACAAATGCATCTACTGGTTATTTTGAAAAGACTCTTGACAGCGGCGAAATATTTTCTACACCTAGCGGAAACAACGTCGACAATGATAACATTTACCCAGTAGGAACTTACACAGTAAATGCACTTAAAAATTTACAAGCAGGAGCATTGTGTAAATTTGAAGCACCTACAGGGTATCACTTTATGGGCGATACAATAATGGCAGGTACAGCTGACCATCCAGGTTCCTCTACATATAAATGGGTTTCGGTACAATCAGTCGATGCTGACGGGACGCTAAACACAATAACAGGTCAAGGACCTATTACATTTAATGACGTAATTCCTAATGGTTCTTTATTAGTAGAAATACTGCCAAAATATGCATTAGCATTATCTGCAGATTTAAAAACTCAAATAATAGATAGAGCATTTTCTTACAAAGATTTTGGCATACGATATGATCAAAATAGTGCTCAATGGAAACTTATAAAATCAGAAGACATTAATACAACTTCTAAATTTGGTTTGCAAAACGCCGGTAGTACTCTTTCATCTAACTTAGATTCGAGCTGGATATTTTATTTTAAAACTAACGGACAACAATATACAGTTAATTATAGAAACATAAGATATATTTTTGAAAGCAAAGACGAAATAAAATTCTTCTATGATGGTAATAACAAAGTATACGATCCTAAGACTAATCAAGTACAACAAGACAAAATTACTGTTTTAAATATTAACACACAACCTGATCAATTAAACAATATAGCATTTAATAACGATTTTGTTTGGCATATTTCTGATTCATATACTGACTCGTTTGGCTACGTTGATAATACTAAAATACAGTTAAAATTTGTTGACAGTGATTCGGATGGTATAGCTGATAATCTAGGAGTGTTCAATGATATTATCGGCAATGACAAATATATATTCCAGAAAATTACTAAAAAAGATAACATCATTTCACAACGATATTTTGATAATAGCAATGGTACTATTAATACTGAATTTGCTAATGACTCAGAAT